ATCCCGGGGGGAATGCATCATGTACACGTGCTGGTGGGGGCGGCGGTGGGGGTGGATACGCTAAGTGGAAATCCGGCAATGAAGGCAATCTAAATTATGGTGCTGCGGGCGGCGGTGGTGGTGGTGGTCGAGGCGGTGCTGGTGGTAGCGGGGGTTCTGGTGGTGCTGGCGGTTGCGCAAACACTACTAGCTTTAACTGCGTGGCTGTTACGCCCGGAGGTAGTTACCCGATTAGCGTAGCCAGCGGGGGCAATGTTAACGTTTCTTGGAATCCGCAATGAAGAAGTCCGATAAGCAAAAACGCCTTGCAGAAATTCAAGCTCTGCAAGACATTCAAAATTTTGAAGCTAACTTAAACAGAGCCCGATCCGTTACTGTTGGTACATCGTTTGGGGGCACTACTGAAGTGTCCCTGCGCGGAAACGACGGTAAAACGCTTTGGTGTGTTTTGCAGCCCGTAGAAGTCATTGAACTTATCCATCAACTTGCCGCAAATGTGGGTTGTCATATAAACTTACAGCCGCGTAGAGATTTTTCAAGTTGGCGCGATTGGCGTGTAACGGAAGAAGAGAAACTGCATTTGGCTGGGCATCCGCCCTTTTCCAACGACATGGCGTTGCACATGCAGGTTGGAGCAAACTTACCCCCGCCTGAACAGCAGCCGGGAATGAAAATTACTGCAAAGGAGCAACAAAATGTTGTGGCAACTGAAAAAACTGTCAACCGGCGAAGCACTAAACGAGCCGCAAAAGCTGCCTGAAAACTGGGGGCCAATCTTCGGTCTTCACGGTTTTATTGACCAGCTTGGTGACTTGTCATGGCTTGGTGAAGCATACGCTGACCAAGGGTGGGTTGTTGTAGGCGAAGCCCCTGCTGAACCTGCGCAGTCTAGCGAAGCTGAGCTTGCTTGGGAGAAAGCTAAACAACTACTTTGTGATTCAGACTGGTCAATGCTGCCGGATGTTCCTTTGACAAAAGGAGATAAGGCGCTGTGGGCTGCATATCGCAAAGGGCTACGCGAAGTTCGTTTACAAGCGGGCTTCCCTGCGGATATTCAGTGGCCTTCTAAGCCTGCATGAACAAGTACCTGATCCGGTTTAATAAATCTCGTGGGCAAGAAGGGCGTGGCTCTGAGGCCCACGTTTGGCGCGTGTTTGAAAATGGTGTTGAGCACTTAGCAAAAGACGTCATGATTAACGTGCCAAGCTGGGGAGAAACAGACGGGCCGGATTGGAACATAGCCTGTAAAGGTGTCATGCAAAAGGTGCCTGTTGTGGACTTGATTATTATAAATCCGGAGCAATGAAATGAAAGATTGGGCTGAAACAGTTATTGCAGCGGCCCTTATAGTCGCCTTTGTTATTTGGGGGACGTACACCATTATCTGGATGGGAGGAATAGTATGAATTGGTCAGACGCACTTAAAGCAGTTATACCTATTGTGGTCATGTCTCTGGCGTGGTTGCTGGGCCAAGTCAACTCTTTTTCCGAACGCCTTACCAAGATCGAAGGTCAGATGCCTGCCTTGATTACCAAAGAGGGTGTTCCAACAGATAGCCCTATCAGCGCTGAGCGCCGTGCCATGCAGAAAGAACAGTTAATGACTCACATCAACGACCTGCAAGTCAAAGTGCGTTTGCTTGAAGAGCGCGAAAAGTTGGGGAAAAAATAATGTTTGAACTCGTATCTGGCGGTTTATTCGGTGGTGTGGTTGGTGGCCTGTTCCGCCTTGCGCCTGAAGTCCTCAAGTACTTTGACAAGAAGAGCGAGCGTGAGCATGAGCTTGCCATGTTCAGCCGCCAGTGCGAATTAGAACAACTGCGCGGTCAACAACGCCTTGCTGAGATTGGCGCTAATCGTGAAGCGGCTTTGGATGTCGGTGTCATGGATGCCTTCAGTGCTGCTATCAATCAACAAGCTGAGATGGTCAAAGCTGCCGGTGGCTGGGCGGCAAGTCTGTCGGCTTCCGTGCGCCCTGTTGTCACATACTGGATCATGGCGCTGTGGTCGTTCATCCACATGTGGTTTGCTTGGCAGGCTCACAAAGCCGGCGCTTCCCCTGAAGTTGTGTTCAAGACCATGATGACTGTGGACTTCTGCGCTTTGGTGTCGGGCACAATAAACTATTGGTTCCTTGACCGTACATTAAAACAGCGTGGCCTATGAACTTGGAGCTTGCCGCTGAACTGTGCCGCCGGTTTGAAGGGTATCGGGCCAAGCCCTACCTTTGTCCGGCTGGTGTGGCGACGATTGGCTACGGCTCCACATACTACGCTGATGGCCGTAAGGTCACACTAGAAGACCCTCCGATGGATGAGCCAACGGCCAGAGCACTGCTTATGGCTGAACTCCTGCATACCTACGCACCGGGTGCTATTCGTCAGTGCCCAAACCTGTTGATAATTGCTTCGCAAGGCGACCCAAGAAAGCTAAATGCCATCGTAGATTTCTGTTACAACTTAGGTATTGGACGCTTGCAAACAAGCACGTTAAAGAGGAAAATCAACGCCAATGACTGGGAAGGGGCCAAGGAACAATTGATGCTCTGGACTAGGGGAGGCGGCAAGGTTTTGCCGGGCCTACTTAAACGCCGCACTGCCGAGTGCGCATTGCTGGACTAAAAATGCCATTACAGAAAATACTGTTCAAGCCCGGCGTGAATAAAGAGAACACGCGATACACCACTGAGGGTGGCTGGTATGAGTGCGACAAAATCCGTTTCCGTCAAGGCAATCCAGAGATTTTAGGCGGTTGGCAACGCATCTCCGCTAACACCTACAACGGCGTATGTCGCTCGCTTTGGAACTGGACAACACTGGGCAACCTTAACTTGGTTGGCGTTGGCACAAACACAAAGTTTTACATTCAAAGTGGCGGCGCATACAACGACGTCACGCCTCTTCGTACAACTGCTACGCTAGGCACAGACCCGTTTACTGGTAATGGCACAACCACAGTAACCGTAACGGCAACATCGCATGGAGCCACAACAGGCTCGTTTGTTACTTTTAGCGGTGTTACAGGTACGTACGCATCAGTACTAAACGCTGAGTTTCAAATCACGGTAGTTAACGCTAACTCGTACACAATTACAACACCTTCTGTAGTTGCGGCGGGGTCTTCTGGGGGCTCTGCTGTTTCTGCCGCATACCAACTTAACGCTGGCCCCGCATATGCCGTGCCGTTGACGGGCTGGGGCGCTGGTGCTTGGGGCGCGGGTACGTGGGGTAATGGTGGAACTTCTACCATAGCGTTACAACTTTGGAGTCAAGTTAACTATGGCGAGGATTTGGTCTTTGGCCCTCGTGGTGGTGGTTTGTATTATTGGGACGCGACCGGGGGCTTAACAACTCGTGGTGTACTGCTCAATTCTCTTGGCGGCACAGTTACTTTTACTAACGCTTCTCCAACTGTGGTTACTTCTACAGTCCAATACACGGAAGGTGCAGCGCTTAAGTTTTCTGGGGGTTCCCTACCCACAGGCATTACTGCGGGTACTACGTACTATGTGTTCCAAGTAAATGGATTGACGTTTAACTTACTAGATGGTGCTGGCGCTGAAGTTGGCACGTCTTCCTCTGGCTCTGGCGCAGTATCAACAATTGTTGACGTACCGACTGTGCAGAACAGTATTACGGTGTCAGACTCCTCTCGTTTTATTATTGTGTTTGGCTGCAATGACTACGGCTCTAGCGTGCTTGACCCAATGCTTATCCGCTGGTCAGCACAAGATGACCCATATAACTGGACGCCTGATCCTACCAACCAAGCAGGTTTTGTGCGCGTGTCTCACGGCTCTGAAATTGTGGCTACAGTTCAGACTCGTCAAGAGGTGTTGGTGTTTACCGACTCGGCTGTGTATTCTCTACAATACCTTGGCCCCCCTTATGTTTGGGCGCCACAACTGCTGGGCGATAACATTTCTATTGAAAGCCCCAATGCGGCAATTATTGCGTCTGGTATCGTGTACTGGATGGGCGTGGACAAGTTCTACTCTTATGACGGCCGTGTACAGACGCTTAATTGTGACCTGCGCCGCTATGTTT